TCCATCTGCCATTATACTTTCCTATTCTTCTTATTCATTCTTATGGCTATGCCTTGCTGTATGGCCTCCTGACGTGTCTTATAGACCTTACCCTTGGTACCCCAGCGCCAACCCCCCTTAACCTTCCTAGCTGGCATCTGAGGGTGGTACAGGTAGTGGCATTGCTTCCCCTGTTGGTGGTAGACGTAAACCACCCGCTGGTTGATCTGATGGCGGACCCCAATCACCCATACCAATATAGACCCAATCAGCAGGAACAAAGGATGGTCTAGGCTGTGCTGCCCACCACGCTTCACTCTGTTGTTGAAGTATAGGATCGAGCATTCCAGTAGGTGTTTGAGGAGTTGGACTAGGGGTAGCCCAGTTAGCAGGATTAGGCCGATCAATACCGGGAGAAGGATTAGCAATATAATAATCCAGCGCATCTTGATAAGTCGGAAACATCATAGGCCTGTTAGGATTAGAACCTGGATATGTTTGACTAGGCATATACGGAGAACTCATACCCATCGCTCGCACAGGAGGCATACCAGCAGCAGATAGCATACCACCCCCGCTTAACGGAGATGAGCCAAATAAATCCAGCATACCACGCTGGCCTCTCCTTCTTTCTTCTAGTGGATCAAACGCCATTAGGATAAGTCCTCATTCATCTCATGCACCTTACCAGAAACGGATCGGACCCAGATAGAAGGTAATACGCCATGTACCACAGCAGTCAAGGATAAAAGAAATAATCTCATAGCTATATTCCATGCGTATAATAGGTGTCCAAAGTAGGTTAGATTCTGTTCGCGTAGGTGTTTCATAAGGATATGGTGATATTGCTTAAATAGCCCACCGCTGAGCGGGAAGGATATATATATAATATAAAAAAACAACAGGGGTGCCCCCCTGGGGCATCTCCTTTTTGTGTTAGCCAGGATAGTCCTGGCGTAATCCCGTGCTGTAGGCTGTTGGGTTAGTAAACAACGGCAAACCAATGACACAAACCAGGGAATGCGCTACGCTTATCCTAACGGAACCTTCGATCACCCGTGTGTGTGTACGAGAGGGATATCATATCGGGTAGTTCTACTGCCACCCCGCTCCGCTCACTACAAAGAGAACAGCATGTCTACAGGAACGGTGGGCGTTTTCAGATAAGAAACTATCCGGTAAACGACATGCAAATAAGTGTAATCAGAGCTAGACTTCTGACCGGAATCCAGAGTATAATAACGGCTACGGTGTAAATCCTACCTTGAGAGCTGTTAAAAGGATTGGCAATCTGGCTGGGCTAGACCCAGTGCTATCGAGCGCCCCGCGTGATGAGCGCGCCGACTCTCAGACCAAGCAGGTACATGTAACGGTGGCCTTATGTATTCAAATCTCGCTGTATAAATTCATTTGACAAAGGTAAATTATCAACTATGGATATTCTAAAAGAGTTTGTTGAAACTGTCCGCCTGGCGCTGTCTGCTAAGGTTCAAGCCTTCTCAATGGTGGCATCGTTGAGAGGCACTGCTAGGACTCACGCCATTTACCGCGCCATTGATGTTCTGGTGCAAAAGAATGGCTCAGTGCCAGCCGAAGGTGAAGCAACGCTGGAAGGTCGCAATGCTGACGATGACCAACGGACTGAAAAGGCATCGGACTGTTCCGGTCACCTCGGGCTGTCTATCGCCTGTTCTGTTCTGGCTGTCCTCGATGAGGAGTTTGGATTGTGGGAAGGCGACGAAGGTATCGCTGGTGCGATTCGTTACCAGATCGAATGCAATACTCCACAAGCCTCTGAAGCTGACGAGGATGCGCTGTTCGGTTCAGACCATGACGCAGAGCGACAACGAGCGGAAATGGCGAACACTCTGGCAAATCTGGAGCGGTTCGGCACGACCACAACGGTGGGCAAAAAGCAAGTGCCAAGCGACATTGAGAATCTGATTATGAACACTCAGATGAGCGTCTCCAATGACTTGGATAACGCACCTCTTGACGTTGATTGGATTGGTCAAGCGATCGGGAAGTCTGCCAAGAAGCAGAAGTTCCGAATGAGGGAGCAGTACCGCAAGGGCTTAATCAAGAAAGAAAAGGTGATGCAGATTGTAGAGCATCTTGATGCCATGGCTTGGGTCGCTAGCCACTGAGCAAATCGGGCGGGGATTCTCCGGAGTCCCTGCCCATTGTTGCTTATATGCCACAAAAAATTTTCAACAGCATAAGGTCTCGCTGACGCTCGTCTTGTCTAACGGCTCTCAACAGATAGAGTGTAATGTGTTCTTTATTGAGGCAATACTTAACGAGGCATGTGTTGTTGTTAGCTCACATAGTGTGAGCGTTATACCGTAGAGAGGTATGTGTTATTTTCATGCTGTTGTAAAAATTTTTACGATCCTGGGGAGTGTCGCAAATAGGTATATACCTGTCGCTCTGGTGATATACATCGAGACTGACTTGGGTTATATTATGGCTTCACTTACAGAGGAACACAACATGCAAGAAACATACAACAACAGAACCCATCGAGCAGCAGAGTACCTGACCAGCTATCGTGGTCGGATCGTCCTGGCACAGGCACTGAAGATCGCCATCGCTGAGTTGGAGAAGGTGAAGCTGCCACATCGTGAGGTGTCAAACATCCTCGATATGGAATACCTACTGGAAGAGTGGGGTATAGATATATCTGACTAGATCCTCAAAGACCTGGGCATGTCCGAAAACTGCCTGTTGTAATCACTCCTGTACAACCCGCTGTTAGGTCGGGAGCGGAGCGGAGTGTCGTTGTTGAGAATGTATGTGTCGCTTATTGAGGCATAAATACTTGAAGGTTAATGATTTATATGGTAAAATCTATGTGTTTCCTTCACGAATCATTAGTAAGGAGGTTAATATGAAGTTGACTCTTGTGTCTGTCTGGTGTCGAGGTAGGACAATCAGTAGATTTATCCGTGTACCGTACGATAGTGATGGCAGGTGTCGTCTGCCTGAAGCCAAGCACTCCAAAGGTACAGGTCTTGGTTACCCAGCTATCTACGGTGAGATGTTAGATGCTGAGTTCGGCAAGAATAAAGGTGTAACATTCATACCTGGAGGTTAGTATGTCTGACTATGATAAGGAAATGTTGACTGCATCAGCGTTGTTAGAGAGGCTCGATAATATTGAGGCAGAGATCAGAGTCTTACAGTATAGTGCAGGTAAGATGAATGAGTGGTTGTCTCGCGCTGAACATCGTGTGAATGAATTACAGGAGAAGATAGATGCCATTGACTAGATCAGTATTAATATCTACACCCGTAGAGTTCGATGTTGTTGAAGGTGTCGCCAGGAATGGCAAGCCTTTCAAGTTGCAAATCGGACAGATGGATGTTAGACTTAGCTATGCAGAGTTAAGTAAGCTAATGGCAGATGCAGACGGTGAACTCAGAGATTACCTTGGAGATGAACATGTCTAAGAGAACCCTGTTTGATTACATGACACCCGCACAGCAGCAAGCTATGTCTCGGGTTAATAGTAAGGGTGAAAGAGAGAGACTCCCTACCTTACACTCTACATGTATGGAGAAGACTGGAGTGTCTCGTCCTGGTAAAACTGCGAGAGATCGCGCCAAGAGAATGAGGAGGTTGATGTCATGATATGTCCTGTTTACCCTTGCTATCGTGAGATGGAAGAAGATGGTAGCTGGACATGTATGAACGATCATACTGGTTGTATCTGGAATGATGGTCACAATACATGTAACCATGATGGTAAATCACTATCCCCATTAGAGGAGGAAGATCAATGAGTAACAAGAGATTCTTTAGATCAGTTCTAACTACTGAGCCTGACCTTAATCCGCCTGAGTTTGTTGATCCTCGTAACATAGCTAGGCGTAGAGATCAGGAACAAGAGTATACATACGAGCAGCATCGTCATGATGATGAGATGTACCAGGAAGAGATTAATACCTGGCGTATGTATGATCAGATGGAGAACTCACTACTTGAAATGGAGGGCAAATGAGTATTGAATCTAACGTCACCAACATGGTAATCAAAGGGTTAGAAGATGGTGTTGCACCTTGGATCAGAGGTTGGTCTGATGATGGCACCAAGAACTCACTATGCCTGGCACCAAGGAATGGGTTTAGTCAACGTCCTTATACTGGCATTAACTGGTTGATATTAGGGATGTTTAATCCTTATACATCTAACGAGTGGTTCACTGCTAACAATGCCATCAAGATGACTGGCAAGAAGAAGCCGATACCATACGAGGAGTTTAAGAATAGTACGCGTATCATCTTCTATGACATGATACCTGACGGCGTTGACAAGTATGGAGAGGAGAGGTTTCGTCCTTTCAGGCGTATCTATTCGGTCTGGAATAGAGAGCAGATACCTGATCTGCCTCAGATAGAGCGTACATCTCAGTTCGATCCTAAGTCTACCATTGATGAGATGCTAGTCAACCTTGATCTTAAGGGTGGTGTCCACATAGGTGGTGACAGAGCCTGTTATGTACCCTCTAATGATGCTGTCTGTCTGCCTAATGATGATGCCTTTGAGTCACCTGATGAGGCTACATCTACTAAGGCACATGAGGGTTGTCATGCAACTGGTGCTGATCATCGCCTCAAGCGTAAGCTGAGTACCAAAGATGCGACAGCGTATGCTTATGAGGAACTGATCGCTGAGTTAGGATCAGCTATGGTATGTGCCTCGCTTGGTATACCACTTGACAAGCTGAGACATACAGATTATATTGGTGTCTGGCTCAAGCGATTAAAGGATGATACGAACTATATATTCAGGGCAGCAGCAGACGCATCCAAAGCCATGCAATACTTAATGAAGGAGGTAGCATGAGTATACTTAAAGACTGTTGTATAGATGCCGAGGAAGACATCAGAACTGAGATTGCTCAGGCATTATCTGATATCGGGTTCACCGATGATGATGCTGAGAACATCGCTGATTCTATCGAGATACCCTGGACCCTACTGGATAGGGCTACTACTGACAGGTACACCACCTTGATTGACTTCGCTCATGATTCCCTTAGGGAACCCTGATGCTTGGGTCTGCGGGTGTATTGCTTTAGCGAGGCGTGTTGCTTGGCTCTGTGCTTATTATTTTTTGCTACAAAGTTCCGTCGCTTCAGCCTCTTTAGTTTCTGTTCGGCTCGATGTTCGAGATTCATAAAGTCATAGGCCTCTATATATATACCTTTCGGGGCTAAGCATTTGATTATAAAGATTATTTGTAACGTGCTCTCGATAGATGGCGGGTGAGCGGTAGCATCCGTAACAAACTATAGATGTGAGAGACGCAGAGAGAGCAGACCTACAAGGTAGAAACGTCTGCTAATCTATAGAACTACCGCAGTTGACAGGATAAGATTCATAGTATATACTGCAGTAACGGATGTTGTTCCGTGTCCGTTAAACATTGTACTGTGCTCAACAATAGAGGCCGGAGAGTATTACTCTCCATAAAGTATCTGTTTACAGAGGCCACCCAGTAGCACTATCAAGTATAATGACGGAACATAATAACTTCAACAGGTTACACTTTAAAGGTATATACATGAAGGGTTCTTTCGGTTTAAATCGCCTCGTTAGGAAGGCACAAAACCTGGAGCGAAAGCTGGAGTATGATCTTGTAAAGACAGGTGCAACCAGCATCGAGACTTATAAGAACAGATGTCTTGGGTACATAGAGAGGCTGGGTATGCTGACCAATGTATCTATGGCAGAGAAGAAGGATGCAGCAAGGAAGATGTACAAGGTTTACTTTAATCTTCAAGACTTTGAAGGTGCAGAACAGGAGACTGACATGGAAGTATCATTAGAGTCGTTGTTACCTGAGTTAGATATGGCTATCGTTGAGTCATATGTAGCTGATGCCAGGACAGGGGGGCTGGGGTTCTCGACTGTGAATGCGTTGATGCTGGCTGAGGGGTTGTCAGCACCTAAGAATCCTTTATGGCGCACTGAGAATGAGGTCAAGGCTGGCGTAGGTAAGGAAGGCAGTGCATTGATTGGCCTTGGGTTTGATCGAAGCCTTTACAGGGAACCCCAAAGTGTGGTACAATGGAGGGAAGAAATGAAAGAGCAGAAAGAGGAGGTGTTACGTGCTACAAAGATGCAGTGATCCTAACTGTAACAGGTACGCTACGATATACCACCCTGCTCCCTACTGTGATAGGGACTGGGCAAGAAGGTACAGCACTCAGTTCGATGAGGCTGTAGCTGAGGAGTTGAAGTTACCTACGCCTAGTGTACCTTATAGAAGGTACCTTGAGTGGCAGCTGAAGAATCGTGGGTTAGCTAAGAAAGATGGTGAGACTAAAGAGGAGAACTGGGAGCGATGCAAAGCAAGAGCAAGGAAATCAAAGCTGTTAAGTCAATAAGCAGAGATGAGTTTAATAGGCAACAAGATATAGACCGGGAGAGGTATAGAGAAGAACTCTCAAATAGAGTCGGTATCAAGTGGTGCGTAGCCTTAGTAGCTTATGGTATATTCCTTTACTTCTTTGTTACTTTGGTTATACCAGTTGGTCTATTAGTTTTTCTGACTTGGAATGATCATCATTTTTGAATCATGGGGCATTGGTCAGGTGAGCGGTGGCATCTGAAAGATACTAGGACTCCTGTGATTCAGACCTCCTTTCGGTCCTAGTGTCAACCACCGCACCTTTAAACATTCAACTGGAGAAGTGTTATGCGTTATGCAAGACATGGGCATCGTGGTAATGAGCCAACAGATCGTACCCCTACCTATAATTCCTGGCGTAAAGCAAGGGAGAGAGTGTATAATCCCAACGCCAATAACTTCAAGTATTATGGAGAGAAAGGCGTGGAGATGTGCAACAGGTGGGATAGTTTCGAGAACTTCCTGACCGACATGGGCGAAAGACCGGAAGGTACGACGATAGATCGTATTAATCCGTTCGGTAACTATGAGCCTAACAACTGTCGGTGGTCAACGCATAAGGTCCAGGCTAACAACAAGCGTAGACGGGCTGCGTGACAACTTGGAAGCACTGTGAGCGCACCATCGCTAGTCTCTTGGGTGGTGTGCGAACAGGGTGTAACGGTGAATCGAGGAGAGATATAGAGCATCCACGCTGGAGTATTGAGGTGAAGCATAGAAAGAATCTACCAGAGTGGTTGCATTCTGCTATGAAACAGGCTATAATAGAGGCAGAGCATCGGGTTCCCATGGTTGTATTACATGAGAAGCAGATGAAGTACGATGAGAGTTATGTTATATTGAGGCTTAAAGATTTCAAGGAGATCGAAAATGAGCAGCAAGAAAGAGTTTCTGACGGAGTTGGTAAAGGATAACGACCTCAACACTGAGGAAGATATCTTTCGTATGCCCCTGGGTGGTAAGCAGGTGGCTATCATTACCCGTACTGGTATCGAGAAGATACAGTACAACAATGGCATTGAAGTGAAGTTTGAGTGGATCAGGATGGAAAAAGATTTTGCTGTTGTCAAGGCGATAGCAAAGAAGGGTGATGTCGTTATCGAGACATACGCTAGCGCGTGGCATGGGCAGGGTGGTAACTGTCGCAGTAACTATGTGCCTGAGATGGCAGAGAAGCGAGGGTTAGCGAGAGTTGTACTAAAATGGTGTGGTGCGTATAAGTATGGTGTCTTCAGTGAAGACGAATCAGACGACTTTAAAGGAGAATAGTCATGGTTGCAAAGAAGAAGCCCGCAGAGAAGCAGACGTTCCTGCGTCCAGAGCATAGGCTGGAACTATTGGAAGCTATTAATAAAGCGAAAGATGTTATTGATAGCAACATTGAATGTGGTTCAGCTATGTGTGATCTAGTGCATGATGCACAGCATAAGTTAAATGTGGTAGCCCGTAAGCTAGGCTACAAGCAAGAGAACTGGTACAGTAACTTCACACTATAAGGAGGATGGGTATGAAGCTTGGCGAATCAGAGAGGAACAAGCGTGAAGAACAACGGCATAAAATGTTTAGGACAAGCTATGGAGAGGATATCTTCAAGAGTAAGTATGCACAGAATCAGTATGAGACTTGGGCGGATCGCACGAAGCGTGTGGTCAACTGGGTATGCGGTGACATGGATGGCACGAAGAATATACTGCTATCTAAGGACGATCAAGCGCAGCTTATCCAGTTCATCACGGACTTCAAGTTCATGCCGGGCGGACGGTACCTCTGGTATGGTGGTAGAGAGGCACGATTCTTCAACAACTGCTACTTATTGAGGCTGGAGGAAGATTCAAGAGAGGAGTGGGCTGCTCTATCTCAGCGAGCGATGTCTTGTCTGATGACAGGGGGTGGTATAGGAGCAGATGTTTCCCTGTGCAGGCCGGGCGGAAGAGCATTGCGTCGAACAGGAGGCGTATCGTCAGGCCCACTTCCTCTCCTCTCTACGCTCAATGAAATAGGAAGGAATGTAATGCAAGGGGGGAGCAGGAGATCAGCCCTCTACGGCTCTCTCAGTGCCTCTCACGGGGATATATGGGACTTCCTACACTACAAGAACTGGCATGACAAGAAGATAGCTGGGTCTGAGATGACTATCGCTGATGCTAAGAAGGCAGACTTTAACTACCCTGCCCCATTAGATATGATGAACATCAGCACCAACTACAGTGATGGATGGTTGAACGGTAATGACAATGAAGTATTCATGGAGAACTGTAGACAAGCCCTGATGACAGGTGAGCCTGGATTCTCCTTCAACTTTGGAGCGCAAAAGAATGAGACACTCCGCAACGCCTGCTGCGAAATACTCAGCGAGTCAGACTCGGACGTTTGTAATCTTGGCTCTGTTAATCTTGCGAACATTGATACTGTGGAGGAGTTTAAAGATGTGGTGCATCTCGCGTCTAAGTTCCTTGTTTGTGGGCTTATACGAGCGCATCTACCATACGAAAAGGTAGAACGAGTAAGGCAACAGAACTCTCGCATCGGACTGGGCTTGATGGGGCTGCATGAATGGCTGCTCAAGCGTGGACACAGGTACGAGATGAACGATGAACTTAAAAAATGGATGAGAATATATGAATCAGAATCAACCCGATCCGCTAACGAGCATTGTGAACGACTTTTTCTCAACCGTCCTAAAGGATACAGAGCGATTGCTCCGACTGGGACTATTAGCATCCTCGCAGGAACAACCTCTGGTGTGGAACCAGTCCACTCCGTGGCATACCGCAGACGCTACCTTACAGATGGCACAAGATGGAAGTATCAGTTTGTCGTTGACGGTACGGCCAACTACCTCATCGAGCGAGGCGTCAAACCAACAGACATTGAATCTGCAGTGGACCTCGCAGAAGACGTTGAGCGACGGATAAAGTTTCAATATGAACTACAGAAATATGTGGACCACGCTATTAGTTCTACTATTAATCTACCTGAGTACGGAACTGATCTTAATAACGACAGCCATGTCGAACCATTCAGTAAGTTACTAAGGAAGTACGGTGGTGGACTACGTGGTCTTACATTCTATCCATCAGGTTCCAGGGGTGGGCAGCCGATCAACCCAGTACCTTATGAAGAAGCTATTACCAAGCGTGGAATAATTTTTGAAGATAACTCAGAGGAGCAATGCCTCTCAGGAGTATGTGGGATATGAAACTCTATAATAGACATGGTAACTATTGGTATGATGGTGATAGGTGTCCAGACTGTAACGTAATATTAAGTCATGATAATACGGATTACAATCCTGGAAGAAATGGGATAACCGCTAACGGGGGATTGGCTGGACAACAGAAAAAGGTTAGATTCTGTAACGAAGATTACCTCAAAAGATCAAGACTCAGGGGAAAAGTTGTCACCTTCCCAAAACTATCCAACATAGCACCGTTCAGCTACCCACCTGAGCATGAGAAAAGATTAAGGCAGGATGGTAGGACTACAGAATCAGCTATAAAGGCTAGAAAAGCTAATAGAACTGGCGGATTTGATTATGTTATGGAACACCCAGCTTGGCCTGACATACGAAAGATAGGGTGGACTTACGACCCACCATCAAGGCTCAGTGACTTTAATGTATGCTGTCCATACAAGTTATTTTCTTTTCCATACATATCGGTGTATCTTGAGAATGCTAGGTTAGCTGAGTCTATAGTACAAGAAGCACTTAAAGAATATCATGTTACCGGGGAATGGTATCGAGTCTCAAGAGAGTTAGCAATCAAAACGATAGAAGATTACGTGGAGTCATTAAATGATAGAGAAAAAAAAAAGGTGGGTTAACACAGACTATAGAAGATGGGTAGCCACACTACCTTGTGTCAACTGTGGGCTACATGATGAGACTATAGTGGCGCATCATCTGAAACATAGACATGCACCTCATGGTGGGGGTGGGATGGGTCTGAAGGCACACGACTGGCTGACCATGCCGTTATGCTTTGAGTGTCACGCCTCAGCACATAATGGTGACGCTAACGTACTGGATTTCCAGGCAGACTTTATATTCAAGACATTGACTAAAGCATTTAAAGATGGTATAATGATGTATCATCCTAAGTTGTTAATGTCGAAGGATGAGCAGAGACAGTGGCGTAAACAGAACTTGTATGGAGAACAGTTAGATGATTAGTGATACAGAGTTAGAAGCTGCACATAATGGACTGGTTGATACAGATGACAGGTATGGTAAGAGATCAGCCTATGTTAAGATGGGTCCGTACTATACGAAACTCATTAAGGCAAAACATTTCTTGGGTGCCAGCGGTACAGTGGCAGAGAGAGATGCTATCGCGTACAACTCTAAAGAGTTCACGACTTATGTGGACAACCTGAGGGATGCGACGATAGACTTGGAAATCCTCGAAGCTAAGAGAGAATCCTGGCAGAGAGAGATTGAAATATGGCGCACATTAAGTGCAAACAGACGGAGATAATATATGCCTACATATGAACAGAAGGACAATGATGGTGTCGCATTTAAAAACGACAAGAAGTCTGAAGACTGGCACGCTGACTGGAATGGATCAGCCATGATCGACGGTACTATGTACTGGGTGAACATGTATGATAACATTTCAAAGGGTGGTAAGGACTACAGGAAGATCAGGTTCAAGCCACAGAATGGTGTCGGTATTGCCCAGGGTGCAGCTAAGTTCAGTGCACCTGAAGTCAAGAAAGATGATGATATCCCGTGGTGATTAAGTACAAAGACGGGAGAGAGTTCCAACTCATCTTCGATGCAGACATGCACAGTTACAAGGTGGATGGGGAGAAGGTACCATCAGTCACGAAAGTGATTGATGCGTGCTTTCCCAAACACCTGACTGACTGGGCTGTAGCAGAGGGTGCTGACTTCTTCAAAGCGTCGCTAGAGCCTTATCGCTTAGCACCTACTGAGGAGTCAGGTACCTTCATGCTACCTGCTAAGGTGGTAACTCACATCCACAAGGGTATACAGACAGCCTACAAGTCTATTGGTAGAGAGGCTGCCCAGATAGGTACGATAGTACACAACTGGATTGAGTCTGCCATCGAGTACAAGATGAGTGGTGGTACTGCACCCAAGGTACCTAAAGGTGACGAGGTACGCAACTGTATTAAGGCATACAAGGCGTGGTCAAGAGAGAGGAAGCCAGTATGGTTAGCTGCCGAGCAGAAGGTATACTACCATGATCCTGGTGGTGTGAACTGCTACGCTGGTACTGTTGATGCTCTCGCTGAGATAGATGGTAAGCTATGTATCATTGACTTCAAGACATCGAAGAAGATATACAAGCCATACCACCTACAGGTAGCAGCATATGCCCAGGCTATTTCAATGCAGGAACAGATTGATATGCCTATGGCTATGATACTAAGGTTTGATAAAGAGACTGGCATCTTTCAAGAGAAGATGTTTGATCCGCGACAACACATTCACATGTTCTTTCATTGTCTTGATCTGAAAGCATGGAACACAGCGAGGATAAAACATGAAGGATGAGGACAAGAGTTATCTGTGGATGATACAGCACCACATTGAGGCACTGGTAACGCTGTTAGATATGAACAAGCAGCATGAGATACTGAAGCCTGATGTGGCCCATGACTTTATACACTACATGGCTACCCAAGCAGAGACAGTATGGGAAGAGAAGATATGGAAGCAGGTAGCTTGTATTCTTTTAGACGCGCCCAAAGAAAAAGGGGAGAACGTATTTCAGTTCTCCCCTGATTCGCGTGGTCCAGATACATGATCTTCGATGATCCGTATATCAAATACATTTATGGTTGGTATGTACCAGAGATTACCCCAGTACCCATCCTCCTTGGTCATGGCTAGTGTTGTCCACTCTTCATCTTGATTAACGAGCAGACCAAAGGTATGCGTATAGTTACGCTCTGGCTTATGTTCGGCCCAGCCACCATCAGTATATGAATCTAACCATGTAACTTCAATAAGTTTCATATTTCACCTAGCATAGTATGGTTAGCCCATAGGACTAGCATTAAAGGTATCCCTATTATACATAGGATCATTAGTAAGGCGAACAATAGTTCGCCTTTTTTCATTTGTTCTTGCCTTTAAATTTAACTGGTCCCGGCATGAGCCATGAGAATATCATAGGTACTATAATTATCAACAATAATAGCCAACCTCCTGTCTCGACCAGCTGCCCAAGCAGACTCCAGAAGTTATCAGGTGCACAGCTATCCACACTCACCCCCTTCGATGATCCTTTTATCATCACTTCCGTCGCCACATCCCCCACAAATGCACCTGTCATGCCTCCCAGTATCGGCGCAGTCACACCCGAACTCAATGCAGTCGCCACAGTAGCACCTGCGCCCGTCGCTAGGGAGGTAATCCCGGCTTTCTTTAGTGTCGTGCATGATATTAAGAGGACCGAAGCGGTCGACCAAGATATTGCCTGTAGGCCAACTAGACAACCACGTCCGGTGAACCCCACCATCCTGTCAACCATCCGACCAATGCTATCACAGCCAGCACGCCAGCTATGCACCAGAATTTCTTTCGCTTTGATAATTCTTTCCATTTTTCCATTACTTGTCCTCTTCTGTTGACTCATCTTTTGATATGATATTGTAGTGAACGGACCCATCTTCCTGGTACTCCACCCGGTAGTTGACAGGTACCATTTTGTACACTGTAAATTCTGCACCATCCTTCGGCGGAACATTTTGTGTAACACTATCCAGCACTCGATCCATTACGGCGAAAGGGCTTAGGTCTCTGCCCATTGCTGTCTCGAAAAATTTATCTAATGCTCGAATCTGCGGGTTATTTAATAACATCGAATGTACCATAATATTTACTCCTTTTGTTTTACACCTAAGTTTAAGCGGGAGAATCCCACCACGATAATAAATAGGGTCGCCAGCAGTGTCTCTGAAACCTAGCTATCGCTCCAGAAGCAACCCTACCTTTCATTCCTTGATCTTCGTTTCAGCCATGTCTACCTGTTTAATCCAAATGCGGAACCAGTCAGGATTGCCCCGAAAGCTAAATGGAAAATACCACCACCCATCAAAGTAAATGGTGAATGTTGACCCGTTAATTTTTTCATTAATTCCATTTGAACTATCGGTTCTGGTGTGGTGTTGAGGATTTCCATGAACTCGCTAATTTCCGGGCGATGCAATCCGAACCAGATCGGCACTACCATGAAGTCGTAGATGCAGATTACAAGATAAACGCCGAGCGCACTGAATCGCCAGACCATAGTGCTGCGATCCATTCCAACCTTACTAGCCCCCCTTCTGCTCTATCGACTTGGAGAAGTACCGATCCATCTTGTTCTCTAATCGGGACAGATGCCCCATGATCTTGTCGAACTGCTGATTTGTCCTGCTCTCCATTCGTTCAAACCTCTCCTCGACCGCTTCGATCTTGAAGTTAGCCACTGCTATCTGCTCCCTCAAGTCGTAGATAAAGGTGAAACTGCCGACCACCAGGGCGATGGTTGTTACGATATGCCCCGCTGACAAGGTTTTGCTGAATGGTGTGTCGGTCATAATTCGTTTCCTATAATATCCTTGCGTCTGTCTAATCTGTTTGCTGGCCTGTCATCAGACCAGAGTACCGGGCCACCTGAGAATATGAGGCAAGCGGTGTTATCCTTTACCCCCACTAAACTGAATGTTCCATCTTCTCCACTGTCTACAGTTAGATATATGTCTACCGCACCTCTGGATTTCGTGAGGATTGCCCTGATTACTTCCCCATACTGATGCTCAAGGAAGTGAAACATCCCAGCAGAATCACGACTGCAATACAACATGAACTGGGCAGGGACAGATTGGGTTCCGGGTGGGGGCATGACGTTCTGTCGTTGTTCGGCCTGGAGCGGTGCTGATATAAGCAGCCCGATCAGTAAGTATACTATATTTTTCATCGTTTGTCAAATGGGTCTGTTATTTCTTGTCTCAATACCTCGTTGAGTACCTCTTCGATACGCCCAGCCCGTACATTCTGGGTGTTGGCGTAGGCCCATTTCATCTTACCCTTGAGTTCGGCTGCATCTTTCAATAGGTTACGGTTAGCAATGTACCTGTTCTTATGTAGGTCTACATCGTATACTGTACCACCACTGAAGAACCTGATCCATCTGGCAATCTCAGGTGCATCCATAGTAGTCTCACGCATAGCACCTACACCACCCCATCCTGCGGTAGATGCAATCTTACCAGTCAATGGGTCTTTCATTCTCTCGCCAAATACACCAGCAGGATTAAGCCTATTTATCTCTGTCAGTGGTACTATAACCTGAGCCAGATGCCATAGTCTAGGGGGTAGGCTTACACCTAAGTAGTCCTTCATCTCGCCAGGAAATGCTTTGACTGGCTTACCCTTTCGGAAGGTGTCATAGTTAGCTAGAATCTCTAGCGGTGCCTTTATCATTGGAGATGTCATCTCAGCCAGCAGTGGGCCAGGACGTATCATCCTTTGAAGGTCAGCCATTGGCACTACATTAAGTAGTGTGAACGCTTTGATAACACCTTGGGTTTCATTGCCAAAGAAGATGGGTACTCGATCACCCCAGAATGCACCATAATCTGAATGGTCAAGGTCGCCAGACTCATGTTCAAACTGTGCCTTGGCTATAGCCAGCTTCTCTGCACGCTGTGGATTCTTGACTAGGGATGCCAGCTGTGCTGGTATATTCTTTCTAGTCCAGGTATAGAAGGGCATGAATCTTTTAAGCACATCACGCTCAAAGCGGGAGACATCAGAGTAATCAAACAATCCTTTCTTTACTTCCTGTGCAGCCACATCAAAGATCATGTCTTCCCTTTCAACAGGTACCCTACGCTGTCTTAGATTACCTCTGTAGTCATACTCTGGTATTACTTTGAAGTGTTCGGTCTTGCTGCCGATAGCAACCTCATCACCATCAGGAGTGACCCACTTGTACTGGTTAGGGTTCTCCTTAATCTTCCTTAATGTATTCAGGAACACAGCAAACCTGGCATTACCTTCTATGGTGCCACCGATAAGAAATCCTTTCTGGACTGCTGGGTTCTCAGCACCTATGATCCTGCGCCATTTCTTACCTGTGCCTGCTTGGGCCTGTAGCATCTGCTTGTAGTCTCTGATACTGTCAGCCGTATAGTGTCCAGCATTGACACCTCGATCCAGTGCCTCTTCGTACAGTCTTTCCATAGAGTAACCTGTATCAAAGAAGTCATCAGCATTCCATAAGCCAGACTCTATAGTAGGCAGCTTACCTTCGACTGCCTGACGTACACCTGATAGCTTCTCCAGTAACTCAGCCTGTTTGGTTGGGTCGCCACGGAATCTACTGTAATACTGTAGCTTGGCAGCAGCTGTGAACACTTTCACTGCCTCTGGTATGTTCTCGCCAAGACCTGTAATGTTATAAGCATTAAGGACGTTACCTAAAGCATTACGAGTATGGTAAGCAGGACGTACACCCAGTGTCCATGCCTTCCATGCGTTCTGAGTCTGGTCGTAGAATCTAAGGAAACTTCTCAACTGTCCTTCTCCTACTTCGTTACCTGACATTAAAGATAGATGGTCTTCTATCTGTCGTGATATCTGTTTGGGTGCGACAAAGACAGCCCTACCCATGAGTTCCGATCTCTGTACAGCAGCATCAGCAAGAGCCTTGACTTCCATGTACTGTGCTGGTAAGGTACCTGCTTCCTCAGCAGTCATCTTATACCTGGCGAATGAACTGGCTACACTGGGATCAAGTCCTCGCAGTTCCATCTGTTCGTTCCAGACTTTAAGCCACTCATCATTCAAGGCTTCGTCAGTAAGAGATTGATTGGGCAATCCTTTTACTTCAACATAGTTATCAGCTATGTCTACATCATCAGCCTTGCGCCAGAGATACTTGTCACCTTCGCCAGGATTGATGTATCGTTCCACGAACTGGCCTTCACCACCTTCTGGATCACGCTTAACCCACTTACCTACACCCATCTCAGCTTTGACAGGTGCCATGCTCTCAGCCTGTTTCCTGACTATATCCCAGGTCAACTCGTACTCAGGTACACCCTTAGATAACAGGGCATTCCTTGCGTTCTGAATCAGAGTGTTAGTCAGCATAGGACCAGTGGCTCTGAAGTTATCTGTTATCTCATCGACAAACCACTTCCTTTGCAACGCTCTGTTCTGTCTGGACCATCGCTCACCCAATGCAACGAACGGACTCTCTTCAAAGAACTGAAACTCATAAGGTCGTTCGGCAGGGTTAGGTCTGGATGATGGTACTGACTCACCCAAGGCTCTAGCCATTTCATCATTGACTTCGGTTACAGTTTTATCAGGCATGAACCTGCGATGACCACGATAACCAGCCCTGTAGACTACGTTACCCATGTCATCCAGTTCAAAGTCAGACAAGAGAGGAGACTTCCTGCTCTCCAGTAACCTGCGACCCGCCTCAGTTATCACGCGAGGGAAGTAACCCATTGCTTCGAGTTCATCAAATGGCATACCAAAAGATTTAGATTCAGCAGCCCATTCCTTTATTAAATCTTCCCACTCTGGTACTAGCTTTAGACCATCCTTACCCAGTAACTCTCTCTGTTCTGTGGTAATAGGTACAGACTCTGTAGTATATTTTATGTAGCCTTCTTCATTAAGGATAGGCTTACCCAGCTTGTCAAACTCAGGCAGCTTCGCTCTTTCCAGTGTATCCCTGAATGTTCTTTCAATAAGAGCAGAGGATTCACCAAGGGTAGCACCTCTCTCTTTAAAGAAGTCCTGTAACTTAGGGAGATTCCTTGTTATTTCCTTGTCTCTTTCGCGTAGGATTTGATTGGATACCTGCGCCCTACCTTTTACCCTGCGTCCTTCGCCAACAGGCATGTTAAACATACGGGCAATGTCAGCTAGACCTCGCTGCTTCTCACCAAACTTAGCACTCATCGCTGTGTCTTTAGCACGATTAAGTGTGTTGACTACAGCCTTGGGAGTGTGCGCCTTGACCAGATTAGAACCACCTCTAACAAGAGCAGGTGCATACCATGTAAGCGGATCAGTCGCCACATCACCAGCAAATCCTAAGACACCCTTAAGTAGTGGATCCATGTCATCAGGCAGGAAGTCCTGTGTGCGTACCTCATCCTCACCTAGCCAGCCACGACTAGCACCAGTCCAGAACCCTTCCTCTGGTGTCAGGTCTACACCACCTAGCCCACGGAATACGTTTCCGCCTAGATCACTTTCTTTGAGTCCTACCTTTAATGCTTGTGCTGGTCTTTCAATCAGGGCAAGGTAATCAAGGACACCTTTGTCATCACTACCTCTAGGTGGTATCCTAGTCTCGTACTTAGATACAAGCTGTTCCTTTAGTATCCTAGCTTGTTCTGACTTTTCTCGCTGTAAGAATGAATCAGCTACATCTGCCTTAAAGGTTTGACCTGCAAAATCAAACTTAATCTTCGGCATTAACTTAGTCCTATATTCGTCACTTCACCTGATGGTGCACCTACACCACTCACTCCACCACCACCCGTACCGCTGAGGATTTCCCCAGCCATGCGTAGGTAGTCAGCTTGACTCTGTGGTTTGTAGCCAGTGTACTGTTCGGATAGATCAAGTACGCCAGTCATCATCCAGTCAGCCAGTTGTTTGATAGCTGCCTCTGGACTCTGGGCATACATAGCCTGTACCTGGGATAACATGATAGCATCCTTACTGTACATATCAGATAGTTTAGGCTGTGATCTTGCATAGTCTGCTGCTGCCTTAGCTTCTGCCTTCTCTATATCTAGTGTATAACCACTGACCTCGGCTGCTTTAGCTGGACCTATCCTAGGAGCAAGGCGATTGTACAATGTCTTCGCTGTCTTGGGCAGCTTCCCATCCTTGAATACATCCTCTATAATCTTAGCATCTTCGACTGCATTCCTGGATTTAGCATCCATCTTCATTATCTCAATGGCTCTCTTGGTATGTTCCTTTGCGCCTTTGGGGTTGACAAAGCTAAGGATAGCACCCTGCTTCATCAGCATACTCATGTTCTCCAGCATACGTTCACGATCTGCTATAGCCCTTTGGGCGAACCCACCTTGTATTGATCGTCCGGTTGGGGATGGGCCAGCACCCGGTACACCTAATCTGGCAGAGTCTATAGGTCTACCTTCTGGTTGATCTTCGTCTGGGTCAGGCCACATCATGTAAGGTACAGTACCCGCACCAGCACCAATAAGGGATTGCTTCCATGTGGGCTGTTGACCATACCACTGACCTGCGCGTTGTGCTGCGCCAGGACCACGGGAACCAGCCTCAAATGCTCCTGTTGCTGGGTTGCGTGGAATGCTACCGGGCTGCTGCCATAAGGCTCTGCCAGCCTGTCGCCTACCTTGAGCGGTACCCAGACCTTTGCCTAAGTTCCACATTGATTGTGCACCACGACCTATTGCTGGTGCGCCTCTCAGTAACCATGGTGCTGCTGCACCTGCTATAATGGGCCATACCATATTAGTATCCTCTCTGCCTACGGAGCATCTCTTCTTCGTGCCTTCTCCTGGCTAAATCTTGCCAACCACCCATGAACTTTCTACCCATATTCATTAAGGTATTAGTAGGATTAGCAGGAACCTGCTGTTTGTATGTAGTTTTTGTCGTGTTGAACTCATTAGGATTTTCAGATTCCGTCACTACTGTAGTCTTATCTAACATAGGTGGTGTAGCTGTTGGTGCGCCTAACCCTGCTCCCCATGTAGTACCTAACTGTCCTGGTATACCAGAAAAGCTAGGATCACCCCACATCATACCGCGAGTATTAGGATTCCCACCACCCCATTGCCTAATGGAATCAAGACCCTGAGTTGGGGATACGCCAGGAATAAAAGGTGACAATGGTACCGGATTTAGGTTAGGTCTAGGTGGTAACGCTCTTGTTTGTGCTTGTGCTGTACCAAGTTGGTTCATCTGTACAGGACTAGCTTGAGTATTAGGATTTACCCACTCAGAAACATTGGCAGGAACTGGAGCAGCTGCACCAGCATAAGGTCTAACCACGTCACCAAACATTCCTTCTTTACCCATACCTTTATATATAGCGGTAGTCGGTACTACCCCAGTGTTCTCGAACTGTCTGCTTTGTTTACCACCTAACCGTTCACGTATCTCCCACATATCCTTCTCAAACAAATCCTTCATCGAGAACCCAGTGAATGCTCCCGGCTTATGCCCTGTAAAGGCTTCTAATCCTGTCCAGAAACTCATACGTTAGTACCTCCAGGAAATGGTGATCCATAATATGGGATGTCAAAGAAATCTCTCTTTGCAGGACCGACCTGAACTGTAGATGTACCTGAATATCCTTCTCGTTCCGGCATCATAGACTTCATAAAGGAATACTGCATCATCTTCTTGAACCAGTCATCGTCATCCATCTTTGCTTCGGCTCTAGCTATAGTCTCTCTTTCTGCTGCACCTCTATAGTCACCATAAGGCATCCTTCGTTTTGCTTGAGATTCTTTAAACTCCTTAGCAGCAACTATAGGTGCTTGCTGTTTCGCTAATTCCTTTTCTATAGCCCCAGCAATAAGTGGTGCAAATGGGCTAGTGCTACCACCCTGCATATTTAATAATGTAGTCCTGCTACCTAAATCTGCTGGTAATGGGCGATCCTTCCACATATCACCTAAGAAATTAAAGAATGGCGAACCCCAGCCAGTGTAATTATCTGCCATAATCTATCTCCTAGTAAGATGCTGCGCCAACACCACCCATAACCATTCCGGGTAGGATACCAGCAGGACCACCTGTCATAAATCCAGATGCGCCACCTGCTAATGCGCTGAGGAATGGATCGGGTCCACCTGGACCAACACCTGTACTCGTACCACCGTACTCTCCTGATATACCAGCAAGGTAATTCTGTAAGCCAATCTGTGGTAATGCAGCCTCATACTGGTACTTCTGCATGTCCTGTTGTATCTGTGCCTGGTCCATTGCGCGTCTCTGTGCGCCCACTGCTTGCATTTTATCGTATGCCTGTAGGGGTGCCCCCATTATGGATGGATACTGCCCTAGTGCGCCCTGTGCTGCCCCTGCGCCCTGCATTCCGTACCCCATACCTGCCTGTTGTGCGCCTAATCCCATCTGAGCAGCAGACATCCTGTCAGCCTGTGCCTGTTGGTATGCGCCAAACTCAGCCTTAGCTAAGTTATCTGATATTCTCTGCTGTGCAGCAGCAGTAGCGTTGGCTTGGAGGATATCACCTCTGGTTCCACCACCTGCCTGACTCTGTGTTATCGCTGTCCTTATACCGGGAAGAACCTCACCTGTCAGTTGACCCATAGCTTCTTGTCTATATGCGTCAGCCAATGGTCCAAATGCGTCAGTATTTACATTACCCGCTAGAAGGTCACCATACTGTGACTCACTAAAAGGTGTCAGTCCTGCATACTGATTCTGAGATAGGGGTTGTGCCATACCTTGTCCATAACCCATCGCTCCTCTACCATAGCCCATAGTATCCAAGGCTGTAGTTTCTGCACCAGCCTGTAGATTCGCTGCTCTTGGGCCAGTAAGGTAGGTCAGGGCAGACTGTTGGCCTTGTGCTTCCGCTGGGTCAAATCCAGCCATTGTAGAACCACCATAGTAACCTGGAGTCAGCTTACCAGATGTATATAAATCCTCGGCTCGCTTGAATCCAGTCTCTAGGTAAGGCTTCTGCTCTTCCCAGGGTTCTGTTCTTGTTGTTTGTACTTTTGATCCACCGGACATATTATTCTCCTAATCAGGATAGGTGTGATAATCATCTGGCACTAAGCTAGTGCCTACTAAGATGCGACCGTTCCTATTTGGTGCTTCACCACCTTCTGGCATATAAGGATAGTAAGGATACTCATCTATATTATGATACTTTGCAGCTATAGGGTCATAAGCATTTCTATCTCGATTCCACTCATATGCGTTATATACATACTTATAACCTTCCACATCAGGCATTGGCAGTCCTGACGTACCCACGCTGACTCTTGCACCACCAGTATCCATAGTGTCACCTAAAGATATAGCTGTGCTTACAGGCAAATCTTCAGGCCGACCTCCAGCTATCCTGCCTGGATTCCACTGTCCATGTGTTTCCCAATGAGTCCTACCCCAGTCCTGTATGTTCTGTGATCCAGTTTGATTTGGATTCTGAAAAGCTGCCATCAGATCAGGCCATTGTCGAACATAGTTACCATAAGGAGTACCACCTCTAAAGGTGGGTGCTGCAGTAGGTGCTGCTAAAGGGTTGGCATTCGGTACATAGTTTAGGATACCGGGAGTTGCAGACCTTGCCTGTGCTTCAGGTGACCAAGGGCTATAATCTACCGCACTAATACCAGGTGCTAGTGGTTGTGTAATAGGTGCTACTGCCATTATTGCATCCTCTGTTTCAAGTCTTTCGTAATGATATCATAAGAGTGTTTCCAGTCTTTTAGTTTTCTTGTCATGCCTTTTCTTGTCCACGCCTCAAGGGATGAGCATCCATTCCGTACTGCATAACCTTCTAACATGGGCAGGAAATCATACCACATGCTCATATCTTTCCCTGCAACAGTGATAACCCTGACTATCTTCTTCCTTGGATACTGTATAATTTCAGTTACCATTGCTGCTATAATATCCCTGTCTTGCATAGCTACCCATAAGCGTAGATCACCTGTATCCAGATGCTTCCTTATATCTTCTGGTTTAAGTTCACCCTCTGCATGAGATAATGCCTTCTCTACAAGAGGTATAACCTCATCCCATACCAGTTCTATGTCTTCGGAGTTGACAAGAGCAACCTTACACGAAGGTGCTTGTGTGCTTTCTGCTTCAATCTGAGTTACAGTTTTGCCCATGATGTTCCATTATACCAGTATATCCCTTCCCCTGATCCAGGGTTCCAATCGGTACCATCTGCGTATCTTACATCACCTTTGCGTGGTCTGGATGGTTCTATATGAACAGGCTCAAGCCTGAATATAGATTGATTGAGTAGAATGCTGCCAAGTCTTTTCAACTCGCTAACAACATAACCACCTAAATCTTCTACCTGTTCTGGTAGTGGTCCAGGCTCATACCTTGTTACACTCTTCTCTACCCTGTCGGCATAGGTTGCCATCAGTAACTCCTTGAGCCACGCTTACCTACATTATCTACCTCTATAGTATAACCGTCAAGTTCCCAGTTCATGTCGGTTGTCGATTCAAATCGTATTGCATACATCTTTCCAGTACCTCTAACAGATACCTTTGACTGTTCATCAGGGTTAAATGTTACAGGCGCATTCCATGAGATGCCACCTTCAGTAGACATCTGGGTACCAAGGTAAACATTTATAGTATCGGTACCACTGGCAGACATCTTGGGCCATATAGAACTGATACGCTTTACTGTTGTATGGTCGGGTTGACCTTGTGCATTCATTGATAGACCTGTCCTCTCAACATAAGAGGTCATGTTCGCAGTATCTTCCTTGTTACCAGACCTGTCTCTATATAGTTTGGTATTGCTTGGATCGGAAAATAACAGGACTTTATCCTGCAAGTCATAACTCATGGTCCACGGACCTGTCTCACCTACCCAGGTATCACTGGTAGCAGCCCACGTAGTCGCTGTAGTGGGGTTTCCTACGTTACCATAGCCCATGTGTGCCACATCAGGTAAATCTCTAATACAGAAGGTATTAGTGATATAGTTCCATACTACAGCCTTGTTAGGATGATTGGTTGCTGCACCGTCAGCAGTGAAGCAGAAGAGTATCTCTGTTCTACCGTAGTCGGCAACAACAAAACACTTGTTTACCTGTGCGCCATCAAGTGTGGTAAAGACATACTCCTTTAACTTCTGAGGAAGGATTGGTTTAAGTCTCTGACCATCGTTAATATAGAAGTTACCCTTACCAAAGATAGCATGACCACCATCAAACTCAGCCACACAGTTCTTTGCTATTGCTCCAATCGTAGGAGATAACTGTCTGAAGGAGAAGATAAAGGGAGTTCCTACAAAGTTCATGGAGTATGTAGCATCTTCCTTATAGATCATAAAGGTGTCTCTAAGCTGAAGACCGTCTTGGATATCACCTTTCGTATCTGCCAACTCGAACTCGCCAGCATCAACTATACTCGTCGTTTCATTCCATGAGGATGGGACACCCTGTATCCCAGCTTCTGTACTCCACTTGACGATCCTTGGGTAGTCTACACCACCTCTTTGAATATTCAAAGCTACCAGGAATGAGCGGAATGCCCGTATAGACTTGGCATATACACTGACAAATGCAGGTGCATTATCCGAATGGGTAGCCCCAGTTGTGCTATTCTGCGCTCTGGATATACCAGTGAATGTAGTAGCATCCTTTCCGGTATACGCAATATCCTCACTGTCAACGGTAAAGGTACCTGAAGTTGGGAAGTCTTCGGTACTGTCCACATCTATGTCATCAGTCCCATCTGTGGTGGTAATCGCCCCATCTAACAAAGTAAGGCTGGGCCAGTTAGATAAATCCTGCATTAATGTGCTAGATAACGGTACACCACCTGTCAAGGCCCAATACTGTGGTTTGTCATAGTTATTGGTCATGACCAGAACACCACCTATGATAGTGGATGTCCAGTTCTCATCAGCTGTAGCTGAGTACGCGCCACTAGAGCGTGTGATATTGTACCATTTTGTAGCCCTGGTTACACTAGCATCATCAGAATGGTCGTCAGGACTCGTACTGTCTGCGCCTCTGCTACAGGTTGTAAAGGTAGTAGCAGTCTTTCCTGTGTACGATATATTCTCAGTGCCTATTGTAATAGTACCCACAGATTCAAATCCAGTGGTGCTATCTACAGTCACAGTTGTGACGCTATCATTTATCCCACCATTAAGAAGTGTGCTGGAACTTGTATTGTCATAGACATAGATTGCTGCTAGACCAGCAACTATCCAGAACTCAGGTATTCCTAGAGTCAACTGTAAGATATGGTAGGGTGCGACAGGACAAGTAGCCATAACTTCTGAATAACCAGGAGTTTTCTTTATGGAACTCTCTTCTGTCTTTATATTATTACCGTCACTCCAGACATTAGGGGGTAGCTGCCAAGGAGAAGTCTCCTTAACTATACCTACCTCACCTACTTTATCTATAGGTATGAATGCCACTATTCTTCCTCTACATAATCAGGATTATTGGGCCACACATCACCAGCCTCATCATATGCTTTGATTGCATCCAGATCAGCCAGCGCATCTATCTCAGTCTCTTTAGTGTTTGATGCAGCCCTTACATCTGAGCGGTAGGTTTTCCAATCTGCTGACATTGATGTGCCACCATCTTCTTCCCGTATCCGCATCCAGTCTGATTGGGCTAGAGTAGACGCTGCAATCTGCTTTACCTTTGACTTCATACTGATCTTTAGCTGATCCACATCCCTATCTGTAGTAGCGTAGCTTATTACTGTCTCACCATCTACCAGAGTAAGTGTCTCCGCACCAGTATTATGGTAGCGTTGATCAGGTGTTACTACTCGCGCAGGGGTAATCCCTAACTCAGCCAGTTCTGCCTTACTCCACTTACGGAATATCTGGCGAGGATGAGTCACACCATTTACTGTTATTTCTTTTGGTGTCCGTATGACACCTAATGAGTCACTGTGCCACATAATTTACCTCGCGTTTGAGTATTTGAATGGTGATTCTGCGAATGCTATGTATAGATATGTTTCAGCAACGTTCGGATCAGTTGTATCCCTGTTTTTGAATCCGTTGGAAACTATATCAATGAATTCTGTTGATGTATCCTCTACTGCACTATCGTTTGCCTCAAGTTCATAATTATCGACGTTATACCCTACCCTCTTATTATCAAACATTTGCCAGTCGCTAGTGCTGTCCACAGATTTAGTCATGACAAATGCTGGTCTGAATCCTGTGTAGACAAAAGTTCCATCCAGATCCCCATTACCCTCGTAGTTACCTATCTTTGAGTATCCTTCGACTGAATGGAAGCACCAAGCTATTATGTCTACCCCACTGGCATTAATATCTGTTCCAGTACCAAGAGTAAATACAGAAGCAGTAGGGGCTGTATCATTAAACTGAACGTTATCATCACCAGCAGCAGGAGTTTGATTCAAGTACATAACGTATTCCCAAGCTGTCGGGATGCTGTCCGAACCTACCCGGAAAGCAGCAGAACTATCTAGTCTTTTAGCGATAATCAGTTCAGGTGCTTCGGATAATCCATGTCCTACAGTATTTACAGAACCACTCCCTGTCCACCCAACTATACTAAAACCAGCCGTAGTATTTGCACTTACTGTTACTGTGCCAGCTATATCCCCGGCTGTATTTGTTACTCCAGTCCCACCAGCTTTCCAGTTCCATGCAACCATTCCAGTACCAGTTGTATCGCTGTAATCAGTATCAGCACCAACAGTAAACCCATCTGCACCAAATGCGGTTAGTCCAGTAGAGTCCGTAGTTTGGGCCGTACCCGGATCATTTGACACAAGCGCCTTTGTCACACCACGAACCACATCCGTCAACTTACTATCGTAAGCACTACCTCTGGATTTAAGCCATACAAAATCAGGTTGGAAACCAACACCTGTTTTAGCACCAGCACCATCATCGTAGAGTATTGTATTAAAATAATCACCCGGCAACGCAATCTCAGGTGACGCTAGATTTGAGGTGCATAAGGCCAAATAATCGGTGGGTGGCTCGTAATAGAAATCGCCTTTCTCGTTAGCGTCCTGATTGCCTTGTGCTGTTTTGTTTCCGGCAAAACTAGAATCAGAACCAAAGTTAAAGTACGCATCACAAGTATTATATCCTGCTACAAAGAAACAAACATCGTCAGTAATGCCGGAAACAAGTTCGCCTTGAGTTGCGTTGTTCTTGTAAAACGTAACAGCCCCAGCATCAGAGTCATAAGCAATACCAATAATATCTCCGGTTGCCCATGTTGCTCCATAGCTTTCCCCGGATGTACCACCAGTAGCTTCTGTGTCTGCATTACCATTGCGTCTATAAGCCCAAATCCCAGCTACATTGGAACCACCGTATTTACCATCCCCTAAAAGTTGTGCATTACCAATACCAAAACAGTCATAAGTTGACGACGCTGATGTTGTGTAAATACCCTCACAGTAATATTTACCAGTACCGGATGGCATATTTATAGTGGAAGGTGCATACCGTCTATATGTTCCATCAGTATTGGAATACTTTAGATTTCCTTCAGCAAAAGTTACATTCGTTGTACCATCATCACCTATGATTGGATTGAGCGTAGCAAAGTTATTAGTCGGCGTATCAATCATCTGATCTGTAGCAACCAGATTGGTTACAGCGAAGGCGTTACCATTCCCAGAACTATCTGCGCCTAGTCCACCATCCCAGTCTGAGTGGATCAGGAGTTTAGTGTTTGAATCTGCGGTGAATGCTGTGGTGGATGGTGTGAATGTTGTGGTGTATCTCGCGGTATCGGAGATACGGATTTCGTCCATGTAACCGGCCCATTCAACTCCACTGCCTGCTCTATCTCCAATCATAGCCGGAACCGCTAAATCTGGCATAGAGTTTGTACCTACTGCAGTATATTCGACTTGAGCAACCGCAACACCATCAATATAAATCGTTATTGATGTTGTTTCTCTTACAACCGCTATGTGATGCCATGTTTCTGCGGTTATTCCAACAGTTGTATAAGATTCTGCTAACGGCACCCCACTACTTCTTGCATCGAAATAAATTCTACCAGTGGTAGAAGAATGATATAATTGCACCCTATTGTTTGTATCTGCCCATTGTGCATATATGAACTTCATACCCACTAAAGTATTTACATAAACCCAACCTTCAATAGTAAAATTCCCAGTACCTCCACCAAGTTGCCAGTCGCTTGAATCAGGCATACTCAAGTAATCCCCAGTGCCATCGAACTTGATGGATGAGTCACCAATCTTCTTCTCTGCTCTTGTATTGGTTACATCACCGTTGGCTGTTATGTAGTGTCTTGATGCGTCAGTTGAACTATCATCCGTAAAGGTTGTTCCACTGTCTGAACCATCCATATGAAGAAGTAATTTTGTACTTGAATCAGCAGTAAAAGCGGTAGGACTAGAGACAGTTCCACCACCTTGACCAAAATCAGTAAAGGTTGTGCCATCAGGATAACGGCAGACACTACTTACTCTAACCTCATCAATAAACCCAGACCAATTATCGTCATCTGTATTTGATGTATACTTTGCTCCAATACGAGAAACCCAAGTCCCACCAAAATCTGTTGTCCAACTGCTTAACGTATTCTTCTGAACACCATTGACATACCATCTACCCACACCATTATCACGAACAAGTGCCAAATGATTCCAAATATCTAACCCACCACTATCAAGGTCTTCTGTCGTATTACTCCACCCAGTACCAAACCAATTAACTCTTGTTCCTGCACCATCATTTGATATATGTCCTGTAATACGGCTTGTACCATCCGAAAAGTCCCATAAATACCTACTTGGATAAGCATCCCTCCTCCACCAACATTCAATAGTAAAATCACCTGTTCCAAAACTAAAATCACTAGCATCTGATACTGTCAAATAATCATCAGTGCCATCAAACTCTGCTGATGCAGTTCCAATTTTCTTGGTGGTTGTATCAGTGTGAACACTTCCTTGAATGGAAATCGTATGTATCGAATGGTCTGCACTATCCGTAAAACTATTCGCCAACTCAGTAGCACCATACTTCTGGTAGAACCCATTGGTTCCAAAGGTAACAGCATCTTTTACATCATCGCTGTCTAGGGGTATCCACTGGTTTGTGGTTGAGGATAGTTCGCCAAAGTCATCTGCATCGTAAGCAGTGCCGTCTATGAAATAATACTCTGCAAGATAACCATCAGCATAAACTGATGAGCCACCTCCCCCAACGATTTTACCAATAAAGTATTCTCTAGCTGCATTAAATCTTGTGTTTGTATCTTCGGCCCAGTTAGTGGATATAGTTACATCTTCTTCTACACCGTTAACATAGATTTTAACTCTATCGGCAGCTACAGCTTGTGTAACATCTATAGAAAAAACAACATGATACCAAGCGCTAGGATCACGGAATACTGCATCTGTTTGATAATTCCCTACATCTGATCCTGAGTCCTCACTTAAAACTCTACAATATGAACCGAAAGTAATATAAGAACGATTATCAATATCTTCCCATTCTCCCAGTAAGCCGACTGTTTGTTCTCCTGTGCCTACATTACCCAACTTTACCCATGATGATACTGTAAAAACTTGTTGATTACCCGCTGAGAATGTCCTGTTCAAAGTAGCAGAATCACCGTCTTCAAACCGACAAGAGTTATCAATCTCATAGGCATCAGCAGCAGCGCTGGGAATAGCTGAACCGGGAAAGATTGCCATTAGGCATATATCGCAGAGTTAGTCAGCCACACATCAGTACCATCGCTGAAGTAACTCAGCAAGTAAGTTCCTGCTGCTGTGACTGTGGTTGCAAGGTTTGCATCACCCTTGGAATTAGTATGTAAGGATATGGTTTCACCACCTGAATTTATCAACTTAATGAAACCACTCTGACCATCCGTAATGTTGGTAAATGTAATCGTGGTTGCCCCAGAAGGTGTGGTAATAAAGTTCTGACCAGCATCCATATCGTATGATCCATCGTTATCTGTCACTGCTGTGGCTCTCTGTGAGCCTGTCCATG